GTTGTGGCACCCCCTCTATCCCGATCGAACAATGGGGGGCTCAGAGGATGACGTGACCCTCTCCGTCGGCTCTCCACCGGATCCCGTTCTTGTGCTCTTCGTGATGGCACGCTTCACACAGCAGCTCAAGGTTCTCCCAGTTCAGCGCGATCTCCGGATGCCGGATGTTCTCCGGCGTCAGTCTGATTTTGTGATGCACTTGCGTCCCCGGAACGATCCTCCCGGCAGCATAGCACCGTTCACACAATCGCCCTACGCTGTCCGCATACAGACGCCTGCACCGGATCCATTCCGGCGATACATAGAACGCATGCGCGAATCCTGTCTTTTTGTTTTTCTTCTTGTCCACATTACTATTTTATCACGAATTATCCGACCTGACCTGTCTTCTTGTTTTTGTCTTTTTGCTGCTTTTGAATGCGTAATATCAATGCTTCCGCGTCCCTCATCTTTCTGTGCAGGTAGTCCTCCGTGTAGTTGAGCGATACGGCGATCTGTCGGACAGACATGCCCTGCAGATATCTCATTCTCAAGCATGTCTTCTCCAGCCTGAGCTTTGCGTTCCTGATCCTGGCGATTGATTCCCTCAGCTCTTTCCTTGCTTCTTCCAGTTCGTCCAGGATCTCTTTGTATTCTTCCTGCAGTGTCGCCAGCATCACCGCGCCGTCTTCCGGCCGTGATCCTCTCCTTGTTCCTCCTCCGCCTCCCGCCGGCGTGATGGATGCCGTAACCTTCGTGGCTTTCGCCATTTGTTTCTCCACAGCCCAGTGATATCTCTCTTCCTGCCTGATCAGCGTCCGCATTCTTTCAAAGTCCGTCATCCGCTCACCCCTTCCATTTTCTCAGCACACATCGGATATATACCCCGTCTATCACGTCACTGTACCTGACCTCGCATCCCTGCAGCACATATCCCGGATACAGCTTCTCCATCACGTCCTTCGCCTCGTTCCGGAAGTCGTACGCGATCCGCCTGACCCTGGCGTTCGTCATCTTCGCGTCCCGGCTTCTCTGAACCGGCTGCTTCAGGTTCCGGCTGCCACGCCACTTCCGGACGCCCGGCTTTTCCGGCCGGTCCTGCTTCTGCCTGGTGAAGTACACGGCGATCCCGCCCAGGCCCTCGTCCCTCGGCTGCAGCCTGTCTGCGTTCGCCCTGCCCTTCGCCCAGATCGCTTCCAGCGTATCCCGGTCGATCCCGCCGTTCATGATCATGTGGACGTGCGGCCGTTTCCCGCTGTACCCTGCCGCCGGCATCTCATCCCCGCCGATCGCGTAGATGTACTTCAGCCTGTCCAGCCCCAGCAGCCTCCGTCTCCTCCGGACCCGCCCGAGAAAGTTCCGGATGTCCTTGTCGATCCGTTCCGGATCCGGAGCCGTTCCGGCGTAGCTCAGCGTAACGGCCACGTCCTTCTCCGTGAAGTTCGCCTCTACCAGCTGGATCAGGTGCCGCCTGCTCCGCTCGTCATTCGCCCGCTGCTGGGCCTCCCTGGTCTGCTGATGCTTTGCCCGCCGGAGATCGCCCTTCTTTCCCTTCCCGAACACCGGGAATACCTCCGCGTCGATCCGCGGCCCGCTGACGGTCGTCCTCCGCCGGTATCCCATCTTCCCGACCGGGATGAATGACGGCTCTGCCAGGAAGCTTCCGTCATCCATGACCTTGCTGTTGAACAGGTCCTCAAACTCCCATCCCACGGCCGTCCCTCCTTCCCTGGCTGATCGGTCCCTCTGCTTTTGCCTCGCCGGCGGCTATACTCCCGGGAAACCGCTGCGCTCTCCCGGGACCCTCCCGCTTCTCCACTGATGATTTTCCCGAAGGAATGACATTCAGACATTCTGATCTGATCCTCCTGTCCGATACTGTCCCCTTCTAATAGGAAATGCGTGATTTGTTAATACTCATTACAAGCCCGATTATGCGGAACCCGTCCCGCCGTTCCGGAGGCCTGTTCCTCCGCGGGCACCGTGCCGTCTTTCCGGCTGCCATGCTTTAGGAAATGATTCATTCCAGGGTATACAGCTCCTGGCAGCTGATATATGAGGTTATCCCTCTGGCGCGATGGGCCGGAGTTGAACCGGCCGGCAGCAGTGGCACATCCTCCGTCCGTGGGGAGCGCGTTCACCTCCTCTTTTTCACGGATATCAGAATCTGCCGCCCGTCCCCGCTTCGCGTATGAAAATTGCCTTTAAATCACATCAGTATGAATCCCGAACACGGTAACACCATTCATAAACATGGCAACCTCCCCATGCACTTTGCACTTCTTCTAATGATACTGTTCGCCATGATACGCCATGCTCTGTTTCATCATGGTCAATTAGCATCTGTCTTACAATTTCGTCCACGATGTCTTTTGCCTTTTCAGCATCTGATTCATATACCTCAAATTTGAAACCGTGAAAAATTTTTTCATACCTGACTTTCACGCTTCCAACCATCAACCACAAATCTGTTGGAATCAGTTCGTCAGAAGGAATGTAAAACCTGATATATGGATTTGTTGTTTGTCCGCTCATGTTGTCCTCCAATTTACTTAAATCGTCATTGTTGCCTTTTATGTTTTTATGTTTCTATTTATGTTTTTGTGTTTTTTATTTATGTTTTCATAGTGGTTGTTGCATTTTTTGCAACTGTCTCCATTCGGTTGTCTCCGGATGGCAGCTCCCAGGCCTTGCCTTAATCCGGAGTAAACTGATTTTGTCACTGCAGCACGTTTAGTTTCTCTCTGACAGTTGTCCGTCTCTCATACTCTCTGCTTATGTCTCTCGATCTGATCAGCCCTTCAGCGATTGCGCCGGCCTGCCGGATGGTATTCGCCGTCTCACATCCTGTTCCGGCGATAAACTCTGCCAGCTTCATCGCTGTTACGCCGTACATCGCCTCCAGAGTCGCTTTCCCGCATTCATCGAACATGATCAGCATGAATCCGTTCCCTGTGATCCCGTTTTCCAGTATTCCGTCCGGATCAAAGTCCGTGCCGGCCATTTCAACTTTCACCGTGATCCTGTCCTGCATCGGTTCCCTCCGTATCGTCTTTCCACTCTATATATCCGCTCTTTTCCCATGCCTTCGCGGTGATTCCTTTTACTGGTTCATACCCGCACATTGCTGGTTGCCCCGCTGGCCGTGAAACGCCGTAACGTTGCCCGACCTTTTCACCATATTCTGTGTAAACCCACACTTTTATCCCTCGTCTTCCTTCAGCGGTCGCCCGCAGTGCCTGCAGTACAGATCGCTCTGTCCCACCTGCCCGCGGCATTCTTCGCACACGGCGAACCAGCTTCCTCCTCCGCCTTCCCAGTCCCGCTTGACCGGCGTCATGCGCTGCTTGGCCCGATCCGCTATTTCTGAACACTTCCACAGAAATGCACTGAGACCCGGATCCTGGTTCCTGAATCCGATCGCCGCGCTGAGCAGTTCCTTGTGCAGGTACTCCAGATCCGCTGACAGCTTCTCATCTTCTTTGTTCATGCCGGCGCCTCCAGGTCCTTCGTGTTCGGCTTTTCGCCCTTCATCAGCCGGACCTGCCAGTCCGCCAGCACTTCCCTCACCGGATCGCTTTCCAGCGCCTGGATCAGTTCCCTCAGGATCCGGCACTTCGCCTCCCGCTCGTAGAACTCATCCTCCAGGCCGTCGATCGGCTCCCGGCCCTTCCGGCCCTTGCTGCTCATCTTCAGCCATCGCGTCTGATAATCCAGGCAGTCCAGCAGCGTGCTCCTTCGCGTGATCTCTTTGCTCACGTCCGCACCTCCGTCTGGAATACCGGATGCGTTCCGACCATCATTTCGATCTCTTCCGTGCTCATCTGGTACCCGAATTCTGTCAGCCATTTGTAGCACAGCTCCATCGCCGCGTTCTTCTTGAACTGAGGAAACTGCCAGCTCCTCGATCCATCCGCGAATCTCGGTTGTTTCCCTTTTGTCCCTCTCCAGTCACCTTCAAACATTATCAGAATCATCCACGCCCAGCTGCTCTGCGGCATGTCCATGATCTTCTGCTTCAGTCCCTCTATGATGTCCTGCGTGTTGTACACGTCTTCCATATCCAGCTTTCTTTTGACCGTGCTGGTAGGCGTGTTATATGCGCACATCGCCGTGAATGCTGCGATCAGCGCCCACTGCATCATCCGCATGGCGTTTTTCGGTGATACCGTGATCCCGTTCACGAACGCCTCCCGCAGCTCCGCCGATGTCTCCGCGCTCCTGTCCACCGTTTTCCAGGCAAGCTCCCGCTGCCGCGCTTCTTCCAGTTCCTCTTCGCTCTTCTTGACCGGCTCCGCCTTCTGCTTCTTCTTTTTCACATAGAAGCAGATGTCCGTCTCGTCCTCTGTGTAGTACAGTTTTCCGTCTGCTTTCGGGATGATGTTCCTTTTCCCGTCCCACTTGTCCAGCTCTACATCCTTCTGGTACAGCCTCTCATATCCTCCGCCGTACAGATTGTATTTCTCCTTCTCCGGTATCTTCTCGACCTTCGCCTCCTGCAACAACTGGTGCGCTTTCCCCTTGACCTTCTTGGCCTTCTGCACCTTGATCGCCCGGTTCAGTTTCCAGTCAAAGTTGTTTTCGCCGTATTCCTTCAGCAGCGCGTTCCTCTCCTTCACGCTCTCCAGCTGCCCCAGCCGGTCCAGGTCGTCCATCGTGATCTGCTTCCCGACGGCCTTCTCGAATGTCTTCTTGTCCAGCTCCGCCATCTTCAGCCGCCGGTTCACGGTCGTCTCGCTGAATCCGGTCTTTTCCCCGATCTCCTTCACCGTGAAGCCCAGGTCCATCATCATCTGGAACCCCTGGGCCTGCTCGTAGACCGTCAGATCCTGCCGCTGCATGTTTTCCATCAGCATGGTCGCGATCTGCTCCTTGTGGTCCATGTCGCTGATCACGCACGGCAGCTCGACGAGGCCCGCGTCCTTCGCCGCCTCCAGCCGCCGGTTCCCGATCACGACCAGGTATTTCGCCATCGCCATGTCCGCCACGACGGTCAGGTTCTGCATCACACCCCGCTGACGGATGCTCTCCGTCAGCTCCGTCAGGTCGCCCAGGTCCTTCCGCGGGTTCTCCGGATGGTGTTCCAGATCCCCGATCGGGATCAGCTTAATCTCACTCATCATATAAACCATTCCTCCGCCTTCATCTGTTCGACCGTGGGCTTGCTGTCCCAGCAGCGCCACAGCATCCCGTAGAAAATGACCCTGAGCCGCCGCACCTTGCCTCCTTGCGCTTCCCGGAAACGATAGAAATCAAGGTGATGCTTCCCCGGTTTAATCACGAATTCTTCCAGGACTGTTTTTTCGATGGTGGACTGCCGTCCGGACCGGATCTCCAGGTACACCGTGCAGCCGTCTTCCATTTCCTGATCTGTAATCTCGAGTTTTCTTGCCCTCTTCATTGTGCCGTCACCTCCAGCCATTCGCTCTCTATATATCCCCGGGTTGTCACGGCCCAATCGCCGCTCATCCACAGCACCTGTACCTCGCTGCCGTTGACCAGCCAGCGCTTGTGCCCGTTGTCCTCGATTTGCGGCCCGTTTGCCCACCGCCGGCAGGCGACCCGCCGCTTCGCGTTGACGCTCATCCAGTCCCCGACCTTCTCCGGCTCGCTGAATGTGATATATCCCGCGTGGACCCATCCGTCGCACGGGCTGACGATATGCGCCCATCCGCTCACCGTCTCCCCGTCGATCTCGATCTCGTCCCCCGGATCCAGCTGCCCGATGCTCGGCGCTCCCCGGCTGGCCCACTGGCGGATCTGCACGTAGTCCTCGCAGATGATCCATCCCCGCGCGTATACGTCCTCCGCCCGGCAGGCGAAGATGATCACCGCCGCAATGATCACCGCGGCCAGGATCACCCGCAGTGCGATCTGGAACCTGTTCAGCTTCGGCTTCCGCTTTTCAGGCGGATACGGCCGGTACATGAATACCGGCCCTTTGCTGTTGTCTTCTTTTGTGTTATAATTCATGTGAGTCAATCCTTTCCGGGGTTTTACCCCTCCCGCTGGCAGTTGCGACCTGTCAGCGGGCTTCTTCTTTTTCCATCGCTTTCTGTTCTTTGAACCTTCTGTACATGTCCCGCGCGAACATTTTTCGGTCGATCTCCGGCAGGGGAGGGCAGTTGCCGTCTGTCACTTCCACGTACAGCGGCACCGCTGATAGCAGTTCTCCCGTCTTCGGGTCCCGCATGGCCGTCACGCCGACCGGAATAAACTCGCTCACCTATGCTCCTCCTTCCTCCAGTTCCACCGCCAGCGCGAACCCGACCAGGTCCACGTGCACGATCTTGATGTTTGCTATCTGGTAATCCCGTGTGGCCCCGAGCCACTCCGTCCGCCGGACCGCGCCGTCGTCGTCCGTTCGCTCCACGTAGATGTGGCACTTCGTGACCTTCCGCAGCTCCTTGATCGTCATCTCCGCTCCCCCTTCCGGAACCTCTCCCGCTCCGGGCACGTGGCGAAGTGGCTGATGTAGCCGATCTGCGCCGGCGTGCCCTGGTCTTCCCAGGTCGGCTCCCGGCCCCGCTCCACCGTTCCGTCGATCATGACGTATGTGTTCGGCCCGCCGGCCGGGATGAAGTACACGCTCTCCGGATTCACCGGCATCGTCTTCCGCTTCACCGTCTTGATGAAGGCGATCTCCGCCCCACATCCGCGGCACTTTGCTGTCCTTCCCAGTCCTGCCATGCTCAGTCCCCCTTTTATTATCTTTTTGTTTCAGAAAAATAATTCTGAAACTGTTAGGCGCTTACAGATGTATCTTGTTCGGATACTTCATCCCTAAAAAAAATATCGACGGTTTCCTTCTCGGATAATTTCCATCTGTCTCTTATGAAGTTGATTTCGGACTGCTTGAAATCAACTTTGCCGTTTATCTTCTGCGAAATCGCCGACTGAGCAATCCCCATAGCTTTAGATAGAGTTGTTTGATTGTCTTTGTGTTTTGCCATGTGAGACTTAAATAATGCCGTGTTCATTTCTAACACCTCCTTAAAAGTATCTCTATCAGATACTAATGATAACTATGCCAATGTCTCTTGTCAAGATATTTTTTCTTGCTTGTTTATAAAGTATCTGTTATTATGATGTTCCAATAAAACAGGAGGTTAAATAACGTGACAACAGGCGAAAGAATTAAAGAGGCAAGGAAAGCCGCTGGTCTTACCCAAGAACAATTGGGAAATATGATAGGCGTAAAAAAAGCCGCAATAAACAAATATGAAACAGGTATTGTTTCGGATCTTAAGCAATCTATCATTAAGTCCTTATCTGAGGCGTTGAACGTCTCTCCGTGTTATCTTCTTGATGGTGCCGATTCTCTTTCTCTTAGCTTTCATGAGCGTGCTCTTATCAAAGCTTATCGTAGCGCAAACGAAACTACTCAGGAAAACATTTGTGCAATTCTTGGCATTTCGGCTCAGAAAAAAGACTTCGGACAATCGGTAATATAACCTATATCTTATAAAGGAGCGTGATTAAATGAAAAAAATCATGATTTTCATCTTCTTTTTACTTTTCTTGTTCTCATCATGTGCATTCGCCGAATTGAATTCATATGACTTTGATGGAATCTGGACATGTTACATTTATGAAGACGGATCAGAAACCAATAGCCGTTTTCATCTCTATCAGTTTATTTTTGATGATAATTATTGTGATCATTATATCTATGATAATTATTCTGATCCTACCGGATATGTACTTGCTCCTTATGAGACTTCTCATCACTATTATGAAATTAACGGAACCAATCTGATTTTTAAAGAATATCAAACATCTAATGATATTCAATTCACAGGCCGTTGGTCATCCGGATATCTCTATATTTCCTTTGATGGCGTATCCTGGTATAAATTCACTCGATCTGCCTATCAGTATGAATCATATACTTCTGAAACCGTCCCTGCTTCTTTTTCGCTCGATGTTTATGAAAAATTGTCATCCGGTTATACAATCCCAGCTGGCATATATACTGTTGGTATAGATCTCCCTTCCGGAGATTATTCACTCGTTGCAGATTCTTCTCTTCAAGTTATCGTTAAGTACAACCTAATGAGTACAAAAGAGCCTACAAAGTTTAATATGACATCTGGCTCTGTCTTTGGAAAACTAACACTTAATGACGGAAACGTATTTGCTATTTCAAATGGTACAGTCCAGATAAAAACATATACTTGTCTGTTTGAATAAGGATTTTTGAATCATGTCCGCGAATCGACTAACTTTTACTGCATGAATAATTGCTAGGGAGGTCTCCTATGACGACGTTTAAAGAAACCATTGCAAAAAATCTAAAAATTTTCATTCGTCAATCCGGCCTTACCCACGTTCAGATCGCAAGATCCATCCGCGTGTCTCCCTCAGCAATCTCCAACTGGCTTACCGGGGCAACGTCCATTGATGTCGAGCATCTTGTCCGGATATGTATGAAGCTGAATGTCCCTCTGGACATTGTCTGCGGTCTGAAGGACGATTATTTCTCACGCGCACGAACCCAGGGAGAGCGCGATATCCTGGCAAAATATCGGGCTGCTGATGATGAGTCCCGTCGTTTCGCGTCCATCATCCTCACGCATGGAAAACAAATGCCATAATTCAGCGACTATTTATTTCATGATTTTTTTATTAAGAGTCACTGAATTCTGATTATTCGTTCTTTGCTTTATTCAGCAATGCTTTATTTTGAAAAATGTGAGATAAAGCTATTCTGAACAAATGCGACTGAATCGCTGAAACCATCATTACTTTATTTGTTTGGATGCGAAATAAAGCATTGCTAAATAATCCTGAAGGAAAGCTTTCCTCTGAATTTCGCGAAAAAAAAAATGAAATCTGCGAATAATAAAACAGCAGGATTTATCTGCAGATTTCGGAAAGGAGACTGAGAACATGAAAAACAGCTACGACGGCCAGAAGGCTGTCATCTATGCCCGCTATTCGTCCCACTCTCAGACGGAGCAGTCGATCGAGGGACAGCTGCACGATGCCTACGCGTTCGCAAAAGCAAACAACATTACTGTAATCGGCGAATACGTTGATCGTGCTCAGTCCGGTACGTCTGATGCTCGTGATGCGTTCCAGAAGATGATCAAAGCGTCGGCAAACCATCAGTTTACTTTGGTTCTTGTCTGGAAGATCGACCGTTTTGCCCGGAACCGCGAGGATGCCGCTGTCTATCGAGCAAAGCTGAAGCGGAACAACGTCAAGGTCGTTTCTGTTATGGAGCATATTTCGGAGGGCTCCGAGGGTGTCCTGATCGAAGCTGTACTCGAAGGTATGGCTGAGTACTATTCCCTGAACCTCTCAGAGAATATCAAGCGCGGTATTCGCGAGAGCATCGCGAAAAGTTGGTTCCCTGGCGGGATCATTCCCTTTGGCTATGTCCATCAGGATCATAAGCTTATCCCCGATCCGCTGACTGCGCCTATTGTAAAGGAAATATTTGACCGTTATGCGCACGGGGAAAGGCCCGTCTCGATTACTACTGATCTGAATAAACGCGGTGTTCTGTTTAAAAAAGGGAAGCCTTTTGTGAAAACTTCCATCTCTCATGTGCTTGATGATCGTGCCTATATCGGTGAACTCATGCGCAACGGAACTGTTGTGCCAGGCTGTGCTACGCCGATTGTTGATCGTGAGATCTTTGAAATGGCAGCTTCGCGCCGTGCCGCCAATCGCAAAGCCCCCTCCGCTGGTCGCAAGCCAGGATCTTTCTTCTATCTTCTCGGCAAGTTATACTGCGGAGAGTGCGGAACGAATATGGCCGGAGACGCCGGAACCAGCAGAACCGGTACAGTTTTTCAGTATTATACCTGCAGCAAGAGAAAACATAAGACCGGGTCCTGCCTTTGCAAGTCCGTTCCGAAGGAGAGTATTGAATATATTATCTGTAAGGTGATTTCTGATTTTATCCTGAGCAATCGAGGAAAAGCCCTGGACGCTCTCGCCGATTGTGTCGAAAAGGAATATGATGAGCTCGAGGATTATTCGGATGTCCGCGACATGGAGAAGCAGCTCCGCCGGATTGAGAATGATCTGGAAAAGCTCATTGATAGTCTGATCCAGATGCCGGAGAGCGCCCGCGAACGTATCGCCAGGCGCATGGACGCGCTGGAGTCGCAGCGCCAGGATCTGGATGTGAAGCTCGCAAAGAAGCGGATGGAGTGCGGTGAAAAGTTCTCGAGGGAGGACTTTAAAAAGTTCCTGCAGGTGTCATTTCTGGATCTTGATGTCGAAGCCAACCGCAGATTCATTGTGGAAAAATTCCTTAACGCAGCCTATGTTTATAATGACGGTAGAATCGTGATTTATCTGAATCATTTCCGCGGCTTCCCTCGGTATTATGGCGATGCTGATAATCCTCCGCCCGGCAAGGACGGGTACAAGTCCGGGAAGCCGATCCTGAACACCAAGATTCCGGATGGACTTCAGTCCCTTCCTGACTTCTCTGATGGTTCGACTTTGGTTTCGTATGCTCCACCATACGCGGACAAAGTCGAACCCAGACAGCCGCACCTGTTCTTCCTTCACGGAAGCCTCGGAATTGTTGTCTGGCGTAAAGACCTCCGCAAATGAAAAAAAGACCGGTCGGAAATTAATCCGGCCGATCTTTTTTGTTTTAATTTGAGTTTCTGACATATTTTTGTGAAATATGCATATAATAAATTATTCATCTTCATCCGCAGGAGGCTTCTTCTCGACCTCCGGCAGACCTCCCAGGCTCGTCACCAGGCTGAGGGCAAAAGCAACGCCACTCACAGAGAGTGCACGGAGCCAGTCCACTTCGTTCACTGCAGCACCTACCGCAATAAAGCCGGCAAACGTCTGAAAGAACGTCTTCACGGCCCGGATCAGCGCTGCGATCGCCCACTCTTTCCAGTTCCACATTTTGAGATCCTCCTTTTTTATTCGTTGTCTGATACTTCCGTCGGCGGGCCTCCCTGCACGGTTGGTAGGTGCCGGAATGTCCGCCGGAGATCATTCATGTCCCCGTTTCCGCCCAGGGCGTGATACTGGGCGTATATATCCTTCATGTTGTCCCGGTCATGCTCATCGGCCCAGCCCACATCATTAATGTAGTGCTTGTATCCTTGCAGCAGCCTGTCTTTCAGCAGCGCCTTGACGCCCTCTGACGTTGCTTTCGCGACTTTCTCAGCGGTCCTGTTGGCTTCCTCTGCCCGGGCCCGCGCCTGCTCTGCTTTCTGCTCGGCCTTGTTCATCTTCTTCGTGATCACAAGCGAGATGACCGTCGTGATCAGTCCCTGAACACCCAGTAAGCACAGCCATTGATAGAGATTCATTTCCCATCACCTCCTTCGACAATCTCCGCGTTCGGAGAGTAATTGGATGCGATGGCCTGGGCCTGCGTCAGATCAAGCCCCTTGATGATGACGCTGTACGTCTTCACGCTCTCCGGACTTGTACTTTGTACAGATCCGGCAGCTTTTTCCAGCGCGTCCCATGTCATCGGGCCGACAACTCCATCAGTGCCCAGGCCGTGATCACGCTGGAAGGTGATCACCGCAAGCCGGGTCATGGTGCCGAAATCGCCGTCAATGCCGCATGATCCCAGGTCATACCCGAGCTTCTGCAGCATCGTCTGGCACTCCCTAACATCCTGGCCCTTCGATCCCTTCCGGATCGTCGGCCGCCATCCCGGATTCGTCGGGAATCCGTCATTCTGATTCTGATCCTTCTCCGGTATCGTCACCGGTCCTTCAATGCATGCCGGCACTGCCCAGTGCGTCCACTTCTTATTCCTCGTTTTGAAGTGCTGCACACCGTTCGAGCATTCGACGGTCTCATTGTTCAGTCCGAATCCTGTATGCTCCCATGTCTTT